CCAATTTCGAGAACAAAGAACACAGCTCTCAGGAAAAAGAGGAATACAACAAACTCATCACTTGGAACAAAGAAGGGATTTCGTCTTTTATTCTGGATGTAATCAAACACAGGGATTTTGTAGCCAAAAATTTGACACGAATCTACAACGAAACATCTAAAGAGCTCAAAGCCGGATTGAAGGACCAGGAATACCAAAACAGGGTTTTTGACAATTACCTGCAGCTGCTGGTAACAGTAAAAATGATGCAGGACAAATTCAATTTTCCGTTTACGTACCAGGAATATTTTGAACTAACCAAAGAGTCCATTGTTGAGAATTCTGAAACCATTGCCGATAGTGACGGATTGGCCGCTTTCTGGCGAATTGTAGAATACTTGGTGGGGACAACTCAAATTAAGCAAGGAACGGATTTTACCATCGAGCGTGCCAGCACCTTTGAATACATTCCTAAAAAGGGTGAAAAAGCCATTTATACCAATAAAGATAGCGACAAGATCATTTTTATTTATTTCTCTAAAGTGCATCAGGATTACCACAAAGAGGTTTCTAAACGTCAGGGAGAAGAAGTGATTGGCGCGACCACAATTAGAAATTACCTGAAATCAAAGAAATACTTCATTGGATTGTTTGGTAGCCGCAGAATGGGCGATAAATGCCCTAGCGGATACGCTTTTAATTACTCGATGATGCAGCGATTAGGAATATTGAATATAGATGACATCAATGATACTCAAACAGATTTAGAACTACCAAACGGATTTTAATTATGAGAAACGAATTTTACAAATATTCCTCCCGATGTATTGCTTCGAATATTACCATTTATCCAAAACCATCCAATCACGGTAAATATAAAATCATCATTAACCGCAGAGGGGTCGAAAAAGTGGGTGAGGAAATTTATGAGGATAAACCATATATCAAGCAGGTAGAACAAAAAACCACCACGGGCGTGATAAAAGTAAAAGTCGTTGTCCCATCAGTTTGGGACAAAATCAATGAGTTATACAAAGAAATATGTATCAAAAATAAATTATTAGAATAATTATAAATCAATTAAACATTTAGCGATGAGAAGTACACACAAAACGTTTCGGAAAAAAGTCCAGAACACACAAGTTTACCAGTCACTGGGTAAGGTTCAAAAAGAGATTGTAAGCACCAGGCAAAATCTCGATGCCATAGGCAAAAGCCTTGAAGTAGTAGAAAAAAACGGCATTAAACACTGGGAACAGGTTTCGCAAAACAGCCTGAACAATGCCGAGATTATCAGGGAATTATACAGTAAAAATTTAACCGTTCAAATTTAAAAACCATGGCAATAAAAAAATACAGAGTAGAAGTAGTAAGAACCGATGAATACGAAATAGAAATTGACGATGCCATCTATACCGATGAATTCATTGAACAATGGTCGGAAAGTTTTCAGGATACAGATGAAGAGAGCCGTACAGAAGATTTTGTAAAACATTTAGCAGGCTCAATCACGTGTAATGGAAAAGCACAGGGATTAGAAGGCTTCGGCTATATCAAACAATCTATTCATTCCTGTGATGGTGAATTAGAACTAAGCCAATATTCATCCGGTTTAAAACGAATTCCGGAAGAAGAGTTTTCTCCTGGTATAAAAGTCGAAATCATCAATTATGATGAAGATTATGAAATAGAAATTTTTGAGAACAATTAACTATCACCAATAACAAATTATGGAAGTTACAGGAGAAATCGTAAGAATACTAGAGACTAAAGCGACATCAGGAGGATTTGAGAGCAGATCCGTTCACGTAAAAACAGACGAGCAATTCACGCAAGTTTTGGATATTCAATTTGTACAGGGAAAAGTGGTCGAGCTGGACAAATTTAAACCCGGCCAAAAGGTCAAAATAGCTATAAACCTAAAAGGGCGTGAATGGAAAAATGCGAATCAGGAAATTATAGTATTCAACACTTTACAAGGTTGGAAAATTGAAGAAGTAGCCTGATGTATAGCTGCTACGAAATAAAAATAATTTTTGCCCGCTGCAATACCGTTTCTGAGGTATTTAAAGCTTCTGATGCTTTAGATTATATCATTGAGCAAAAAGGACTAACAGCCGAACAGGAACGGTTTTCAAAACGTGAAGCAGTGGTAAGGCACCGACAAATTAAAAGTATCAACCGAAAAAATTAAGACAATGGTAAAAAATAATTACTGTACGGTTTGCGGGATTCCAGAGAAAGCCTGCTTACATCATTTGCAATTGCGAGAAGAAAAAAGAGATTTAATAGTTACTAGAATATGCTGGTTTGCTGTGGGGTTCCTCACAGCTATGGGGATGCTATTAATTGAAATTGGGAGAGTATGAGTAACGTAAAATACTACCCGATATTGTTTTCGACTCCTATGGTTCAGGGAATACTGGAAGGAAAAAAAACACAGACCCGAAGGACTAAGGGTTTGGAGGCAATTAATGAGAATCCGGATGAATGGAAGTTTGATGGAATAGGAACAATTGTTTCATTTCCTGCATCTAAAAAAGATTTTAAAATTCATTACTGTTTTATAAATCCTAAAACAGGAGGAAAACGTAACATTTTTTGTCCTTATGAAGTTGGTGATGTGCTTTGGGTAAGAGAAACATTTAGATCGATTGAACAGGACGTAGGTTTACCAAGATTTGAATACAAGGCTACTGAAAATGTCAATTTAACAGATAAATGGAAACCTTCTCTTTTCATGCCAAAAAAAGCCTGTAGAATTTTCCTGAAACTAAAATCTATTCGAGCGGAACGATTACAGAATATCAGTGAGGAAGATTCTATTGCGGAAGGGGCAAAAGACAGATTAAGACATTCTGATTTAAAATTTTTAGAAGGCTTAGGAGATTGGACTATTCCTAGTCCATTTGGTTCTCACCAATTTGGTTTTTTAGCTATTTGGTGTACCATAAATGGCTGTGAAAATTGGTTAAAAAACCCCTTCGTTTGGGTGTATGAGTTTGAGCGAATTGAGAAACCTAATGATTTTATCTGATGGAAGATGAAATAGAAGATTTAATGGCACGCTGTAAGGAAATTTACAGTGAAACTCGTGGAGCATACTTTGTTATTAATTGCAATGATGAAGGTTGGAAACTTCAAATATCCAGTACAGGACTATTATTTAAAGGAGAATTAAAGGAAGTTTTAGAAAATTACATTATTGAAGTTATTACTGAACGTGACGAAAGACCAAATCCTAAAAACGCCCATGATCCTAAAAAATATCAATATTAAAAAATAAAAAAAGATGAATTCCACAGAAATAAAATTAAAAGTAGCTGCTGAAGAAATTAAAGAAATATTGCGTAAGCATAATTTAGCAGCTGCTGTTGCTTTACATTCTCCTGGACACGGTGAATATTTTGCACACCTGAATCCTTCCTATTCTTGTGCTTATATGTACCAGGACAATGAAGTTCGATTTTACAGTAAAAAAGAAGATTATAAAACACCAACGGAACAAATAGAAAAACAAGCTGATACGGGAAATATGCTTAAGATACTTGCTGACATTACCGCTTTTAACTTTGGGTGTTTGAATCATCTTTCTAAAAGTTTTGATGAATTAACCGGTGCTGAGCATTATTAAATTTTAAATGAATGGAAAATCCAAATATAAAAACAAAAGTTGTTCATTCTGAATCAAAACAGGCTTGGAATGTAATAGGCACAAGGTTAGGTGCTAAATATAAAATTGCAATAATACCATATTTAATTACTGGTAATGAAATAATTGATACTCCTGAAAAAACAGAAGCATTAAGACACGCTAAATTTATGAGTCAATGTTTCAATAAATCGGATGCTATTGTGTCGATACTGTAGTATTAGGTATAACTGTCAGCTAGTAGCTGTTTTTTCAATAGCTACTAGCGCAAGTTATGCTATTGAAATTACACGGCATTTTTGGAGAAAAATTTGAGGATAGGAAGACTTGAACTAAATGAAAATTATACGAAGATAAAATAAGAGTCATGAAAAGAATACTGACCAAACAAATCCCCGAAGCAGTACAACTGCAAATCATTGAGCGGTGGCGCACAGTAAAACTCAACTCCATTCCCTTAATTGCGGCCGAATTTGAATGCTCGGTGTATCAGGTTCATAACATCATCAATAAGTATTTATCAACTAAAACTTAAAAAATATGAATTTACAATTAAAAATTAACGAGAATACAACACTGCATTATATAGAAGATTCTCAAAATCATTATGACGAAGAAGGCAATAATGTAATTGATTGCTACCAACTGTCATTTTCCTTTTACGATTGCCATTATTATGTTGGCGTGAGCCGTAAGGATATTGATGAAGATGAAAGTTTTCTTATTGCTCTTGATGGACATTCTAAACTTTTTGACAGTTTTAAAGAAATGTGTCAAAATGAAATATGGGAATTAATCAAAGAGAAATGCAACGACTACGACAAATGGAATTTTGAATTAATGCAATAATATTATAAAAAACTTCTGGGCGGAGTGATAAAACCCAAAAATCAAGATTATGGAATTATTAGGCAAAAAAGTAAAAGACAAGATCACAGGATTTGAAGGGATTGCAACTTCAAAACATATTTATTTAACTGGCTGCAATCAATATGCTGTACAGCCTGTTATAAATGCTGAGGGAAAAGTTCCTGAAAGGGAATATTTTGACGAAGGGCGTTTGGAAATTACTGGAGAAGGAATTAATCCTGAAGAAATAGCAGGAGATAAACCCGGATGTGATTATAGAGAACATCCTTCCAGATAATTTTAAATAACGAATAAATTGAAACCGCTCCTCTCGAGCGGTTTTTTTCGTTCCTGCCTAATCTGCGATAGCAGATTACTAAAACCAAAAAATAGCGACGAAGGAGCGTTCCTTATCTCCTCCCCCGCACCCCCAGATTATAAAAATCCCCAAAGATGTGGACTAGTGGAGTTGTGGAGCCTAAAGCTGGCCTAGATATCGGCCAGATCTAAAATAGATTCAGATCTACAATTCAAAAAAATAAATTTTTTCGATTTTCCCCCGCACCCCCTATTTGGAAAAAGTCTTTCAAAGTGCAGGGCTGGCGAAACCGAATGAAAAAGGTTCAACAGTTCAACAGTTCCACATATATTTTATAATTACATATATATCAAATCATTAAATCAATTTTCAAGGCTTTATATGTTGTGGAACTTGTGGAACTGTTTTTTATGGTTCCTACAATTTGATACTGGTTCAACAGGGTTCAACGCTGTAATTGGTTGATTTTCAATGCGTGGAACTGTGGAACGAAAAATCCTAAAAAAAGTCCATTAATTAATGTATATTTGTTTTTATTCAGAAAAACATAAATAAAAAAGTATGAGCGAACGATCTGCCGTAGTGATACATTTTCCTGTAAAAGCCCATGTTTACAAGTATTTGCAAAATAAAGTCGGTGAAAAACTGGTTGTGACAAAGAGTGATTTCTTTGGGAGCATGGTTTTAGATATTTTATCTAAAAATTATTCTGATTTACAGGCGGTCAGTGATGACATTAGTTTTCCGGTAGAAATTTCGCTGAGATATATGGAGAAAATGGGAGTTTATATTGATTCGAAAATCATTAGAAAATTCAATACCCGGGTAGATGATGTTTTTAGGGAAGAAATGCGCACTTATGTCGGTTTGAATTACTCGGCAAACAGGATTCCAAAAGAAACTTCGCTGAAGCAATTTTTACACAATTATAACCTTTCTGAAGACGACATAAAATTTGAAACTTTGGTTAAGGATTTGAGGCGTAACCTTAAGTAAATCAAGGGTACACAAAAAAAATTTCCGAATTTGTCCCCCTGTTTTTAGGGGAATTATACATAAAATAATTGATATTATACCATTATGATCAACGCACTGACTCCAGAGAATTATAAAAATATTACCAAAGCAACTATTTTGGATGCTAAAACAGTTTTTTATCCAATGAAATATGTGTTGGAGAAACGCGACATTGTGTATGATGAAGATTTAGCTGTCGAAATTAAGCTTCTTCCTGAAGATATAAAATACCCGTCAAGCAGCAAAATGACTGATTCTGGTATCATTAGGAATTACAAAATTGAGTTATCTATCAATAACCAGTTGCCGGAAACGGAGCGGGAACTGGAAAGTTTGCAAAATAGGAAAGTCATTTTGGTGCTACACCATCCTTTTGGCCGGATTATTTTTGGGTGCAACGAGATGCCTCTGGATTATTTGTTTGATGATGAAAACACGGTTGATCCACAAAAATATAACGGATTCTCTGTAACGTGTTCGGGAACCGCTTATTTTTTAAAGGTTTCTGTATAATTCCTGTCCTTTTTAAAGGGCGTTTACAGCCGTAAAATTGTATCGTTAATAATAGTAACGATACAATTTTATCATTTTGAGCGTAAAAAATCTACATTCTTTAATCAATGGTCGGTGGTTTATTGATAAACCATACGGTCATTCTCTTTTACCATCCTTATTTTCTATTCTTGAGGGGAAAGACTTATCGGTTAAGTCAAAGGAAAAGGAAGCGGATGTTTTTATTTCTTCAAAACAATCTAATTCTTCTTTAGTTGCAGCATCGGGATTTGATTTTGAAAAAAACCCGGACGAATATGTTGCTATTATTAATTTGAAAGATCCTATTTATAAATACGATCAGTATTGTGGACCAAGTGGAACGAAATCTAAAATGGCGAGAATGAAATCGTATTCTCAGGATCCTAATTGTGTTGGGATTGTTTTAGATATTGATTCCGGAGGTGGTCAGGTTTCAGGAACTCCAGAATTTTATGATTATATCGCTTCGCAAAGTAAGCCGGTGGTGGCTTATACTGACGGGTTGATGTGTTCTGCAGCTTACTATATAGGCAGTGCTTCTTCTTATATCATTGCCAATAAACGCGCTGATGCTATTGGTAGCATTGGTGTGATGGTGCATTTTATAGATGTTTCAGGTATTTATGAAAAACAGGGTGCTAAAATCATTACTGAATATGCAACTCAATCTACCGAGAAAAACAAAGCTTTTGAAGATTTGTTAAAAGGGAATCCTGAACTATATATCAAAACAGAATTAGATCCTATTGCAGAGGATTTTATTAATGATATAAAAGCTGTTCGTCCGGATGTAGATCCATCCGTTTTCAAAGGCGGCACGTGGAATGCTCAAGATTCTTTGGATAAAAAACTAATAGACTCTATTGGTACTCTTCAAGATGCGGTTAACAAGGTTTTTGAATTAGCAGCTGCTATCAATACAAGTTCAAACAACAATAATTCTAATAAAAAAACAAAGACTATGTCGAAAAAAACAAAAAGCTTTCCTGTGCTTCAGGGAATCCTAGGTATTGAGGGAGATGGTATTGCCACTATTTCTACTATTACCGGGAAATCTGGCGTACAGCTTACGGAAGCGCAATTAGAACAGCTGGAGGCTCATGTCGCGGGTCATGATGCTGCCATTGCCAAGGCAAACGGTAAAGTTACAGAGGCAGGCTCTAAGGTAACTGCAATTGAAACCAGTATTAATACAGCAATTGAAACTGCTGGATTGTCTGCTGGTTTAGAAGAAAACGCTACAGCTGAATCGAAAGTGACGCTTTTGGGGGCTAAGGTGCTTGAGTATGGAAAACGCTCTGGTGGAAGTATTACGAAGCCTAAAGCAGAGGGTGATTCTTTTGAAGAAAACGATAATGTTGTCAATGCATCTGATGCACACAACGAAGTGTATAACAAAGCTTAAATTTTAGATTATGTCAGTAAACATAGATCAAGTTTTAGAAGAAACTAAAAAATTCGCAGCACAAAATCCAACGATTTTGAATGCTGCCGTAATGTCCAACGAAATTTTATTGAACAGATACGCTAAACTAATCCCAAAGATTAGAGGCGAATTTGCTTCTGTAAATTCAGTTATGGGACACGTTGTACAGGCTTTTACTCCTGAATGGACTGAAATGGCCGATGTTCAATTCCGTGGAAAACAGTTGAAAAACTACCACCAAAAAGTAAATTTTGGTTTCACTCCTGCCGAGATTCTTGGTTCTTGGATTCAGCAAAAGTATGATGAAGGTGTTGACGTGAAAGACAAAACCATCTCGAAACACGTGATGACAATGCTTTCTGCAAAAATAATCAGTGATGTGAACATTCTTTCAGTGAAAGGTGTTCGTAATGATGCTACACCAACAGTTTGGTTATGCTCAATGGACGGTTTAAACAAAATCCACACGGATTTGTTGGCCAACACTGATAATCCTTGTTTCAAAATCCCAACGGATGCTATCACTAGCACCAACATCTTGGATGTAGTATTGGCTTTTGAAAAAGGAATTCCAGAACAGTACAAAGATGCTATCAAAGACATCAAAATGAGTACTACCAATGCCCAGAATCATAAATTACTTTATGAAGATACTTTTGGTAAAAATACCGATTACAAAGGTGATAAAGGAATGAGAACTCGTTTAGGGGAGCGTACAATTGTTGGTATTCCACAAATGACAGCTAATCAAATCTCGGCTACCATTGATGGCAACTTCGTGAGAATGATTGATGTCGTGGAAAATCCTGCAACGATCACCGATGTTCAAAAATTAGATTACAAAATCAAAGTTTTTGGAGAATTTACTTTAGGGTATGATTATGCCGTGAATGAATTGGTAATGATGAGTACTTCGGCTGTTGGGGCTGTAAGAGGTTTGGGCGATGCTACATTGAACGCATTGTACTATCCAGAAGAAGCACTTTAATCTTTAGGAAACTATGAGTGAAGACTTGAAAAAAATAGCACTAGAGCTCGGCATTGAGAATGCCGAGTCTCTTACTGCTGCTCAACTGAAAAAAGCAGTTGCAGCAGCACAGGCGAAAAAAGAAGAAGATGCTAAAGCGGACCAGGATAAACTTGATGCTTCAGCTAATTTGAAATTGGTAGCCGAAAAATTGGAAATAGAAACTGAAGGTTTATCTGATGAAGAAATTTCAGCAGCTATCGAAGCCGAAGGAGCAAAACTTTTGGAGCAAAAACAAGCGCAAGTTCATGAAGAAATTTTGGCAGAATTATCAGCATACTTAGGTGTTGATGATATTAGAAGCTTGGATTTGGAAACCGTGAAAACGCTTTTGGCCGAAAAAGAAAATACCGAAACTTCTCCATTTGAAGTGATTGTTGCTGACGACACAACCATCGAAGAAGGCAAAACCGACGAATCTTATACGGATTCAAAAGGTAGAGAATGGGTTTTTGCTGATGATGCTCCGGCAGGATTCAGATGTTTAGGAATCGAAAGAACTCAAAAAGAGTGGATGAAAGATGCCGACTCCATGGAGTTATTCATTGAGGGAGATTTATCATTTTTAACTTTAAAAAAATAAGATATGGCTTGTTTTGACGAATTACCAGTAGAAGATTTAGATGCTTGCATCAATAGCGAAGTACAGGCGGGTGTATCTGAAGTAGATGTACGCTATGCAATTCATCCGCAAATTGCCACTTTCCCGATGCCTAAAAACTACGGAGATGTAGATTACTCTTATGAAACTGCTGTAGCGGTTACTACAGATATTGTTTTTGACGCTGGAAAAGGTTTTGGAAAAATGAATATCATGCCTGACAGTGGTGAGGTTTTGGTTGATCTTGTGGGGAACAAAGGAAATAAGAAAACAAAATCTTCTTTCCCTTTTTCGATAGCCGGAAACAACAAAAAAAGTTTAGGATTTATGAGGACTCATAAAAATACGCCTATGCTTTTTTGTGTAACGGAACGTGATGGACAAAAACGTTTGATTGGTGATAAATTTAATCCAGCCTTTATTGTTGAAGGGAAGGCTACCACTGGAAAAGGTGGTGAGGATGATAAGATTATCAATTTCACCATTGAGTCTTATTGTGTGCCGATTGTTTATTCTGGAGCAATCCAAGAACCAGTTGTAATACCATAGTATGAATAAGTACTTTGAAATAGTAAATCTGCCAATACCTTGTCGCTTCATCCTTAATGATGGGACAAGGTTTGATTTGCGCACCGGGATTCCTAATAATTCTCTTGAGGTTTACAAAAAAGGATTTAAGAATTTAGGATTGAAGCCTGGAGCGGAGGAGCTTTTTAAGAAAGAAAAGATTGCAGATCTTATTCTTCTTATTCAGACTGCAAAACGCCAGGAGGATGTTGAAATTTTGGCTTTGGCAAAACCTGACAGCGAAAAAGTTCAGGAGGCGGCGAAAGCGAAAATAGCAGAGTTTAAGTAGTTTTTTGGTTTGGTTGATAGTGAAAGCTCCGGGCATTATGTCCGGAGTTTTTTTTAAAGTTTTAGTATGGATATTCAATCGTGGTTTGCTTCTCAAGGGTCTTATGCGGATGGTGTGAAATTATACAGTCAGTTACCAACGTGTAACGCTAATCTCTTGAGGAATTTTGCCCGGGAAAATAGTGCCAATTTCCTTAAGCTTAAATACGAGCTCAAAAAGGCTTCTTTATCGGGTGGGAGTACAATTATACCAAAAGAGGAAAAGATTGTGACTGCGCCTAAAAACGAGCCTGTTCCGAAGCCGTTACTAAAGGAAATTATACAGGCATCGGCTGCTGTTTCTTTTGAAAAAGAAACAATGGCGATGTATCCTATGGAACTGCACTCTACGTATCGTCAGCGTGTGAGTGATTTTTATTTGGCGTGTGAGTTGAAATTCCAATTGAACTCCATTGCCGATGATGACGAAGAGCATGCGCTTAAAATTATCATTCAGCTCGATAATCTGTGGACCAGGATTGATCGTGCATGGATGATTCTCGGTCACTGGAAAGACCACAACCGGATTATGCCTATGCAGGAAAGCGAGGACTTCAATAAACTATCTGGTAAAAAATTAATAATGCTCCGAAATAACCTCCAGTCGAACATTAGCAAAAGAGAGAAAACTATCGAGTCAATGTGCGAGCGTGTGACAGCGTCTCCAGAAGATCGTACGTTACTCAATTTGTATAATCGAAAACTGGAGCAATTGGAGCAAATGAAAATTGATTTAGAAACCATTAGAAAATTATTGAAAGATGAATGATTTATTATTAGCTCCTTTGGAGTGGTCAACCGAAAAAAGAAGAGTTAAGGACTTGATTCCTTATGAGTACAATCCCCGTAAATTGTCGGAGGATAAAAAACAGAAATTACGAGACAGTTTAGAAAAATACAATCTTGCCGAAATTCCTGCTATAAACACTAATGATGTTATTATTGCAGGGCATCAGCGTGTGGTGGTCTTACTTGAAATAGGTAGAGGCGATGAGTTTATAGATGTTCGGGTACCTAACCGGGAACTGACTGAACTGGAATTTAAGGAATATAACATTCGCTCCAACGTATCCATTGGTGAATGGGATATTGATATTTTGAACGCTGTTTTTGATGATGTTGATTTGTTGTCTTTGGGGTTGAATGTGGACGATATTCCTATTCCTGATTTGGGATTGCCCATGGAATTGCAAAATGAGGAAGAATCGGATTTTGAACCGGAACTGCCCAAGGAACCCATTAGTATTTTGGGTGATGTTTATGAGATGCATTCGAAGCAAAAAAAACTGATTCATAGGGTTGTTTGTGGTGATAGCCGTTTACCGGAAGTTTATGAGGTATTATTGGAGGGAAAATCTTTTGATTTATTATTGACTGATCCTCCTTATAATGTGAATTATACGGGTGGTACCAAAGACAAACTACAGATTGAAAATGACAATATGAGTAGTGCAGATTTTTATACTTTTCTTTTTGAATTTTATAAAACGTCTTGCGATCATACGCGTCCCGGTGGCGGTATTTATGTTTTTCATGCTGATAGCGAAGGGGCAAATTTTAGAACGGCCATGAAGGATGCGGGTTTTAAATTAGCTCAATGTCTTATTTGGTTGAAAAATGGTATTGTAATGGGTAGACAGGATTATCAATGGAAACATGAGCCTTGTCTTTATGGATGGAAAGAAGGTGCTGCGCACAGCTGGTATTCTGACCGAAAACAAACGACTGTCATAGAGTTTGATAAGCCATTGAAAAGCGAGGATCATCCAACGATGAAGCCTGTTGGATTGTTTAGTTATTTAATGAAAAATAGTTCGAAACAAGGTGATATTGTAGGGGATTCGTTTCTTGGTTCGGGTACCACATTGATTGCTTGCGAAATGAACTGGAGGCAATGCCGGGGCATCGAACTGGATCCTAAATATGTGGATGTGGATGTAAGGCGTTGGGTGAAGTATATGCGCGAAAATCATTTGGACTTTGAATTGTTGAAGAATGGACAAATTTTGTCCAAAAGTGAGATTGATATGTATTTTGAGTAAAAGTTGTATATTTGGGTAACTGAAAATAAAAAATGATGACAGCAGCTAACAAAGAACAAATATCATTTATCAAAGATTGCTTAAATGTGATGAACGATGGTAATTTTTTAGATTTAAAAGAAATTATTTTATCTACACTTGAACGGTTAGAAACTCAATTACATTTTTCTGATATTTCAGATCATCTGCAAAATTCAGAAAACAATAAATAAAACAACCCCGCCAAACAGCGGGGTTTTTCTTTGTAGTATTTTTTCTTATGTTTGTCATAACCAAAAAAAAGAAAAACAATGGCAAACGAAAAATCTACGAAGGAAATAATTGAAGGAGTTGAAAGCTTTATTAATAATTTACATGCTGTTAGTTTAGGAACAAATGCAATACAGGCTTCAAAAATTGAAGGTTATGGTTCTGGTCAATCAGCTTTTGACCAAATGAAAGATGACTTTGGGGATTTAGATCTTTCATTAAACATAGAGGCTTCCGAATTAAAAAAACAGAACGCAAAATTAAAAAAAGAGGTAGACAATTTAGAGAAAAAACAAGCTGAATTAATGTCTATTTTTGGGGATGATGGCAAAGTTAGTAAGGGGTCTGTGGCGTATGAACTTGTTTCAAATTTACAAACCGAAATTAAAGGATTGATTAAGCAAAGAGATGATCTAGAAAATGAAGTATTAAGTAAGCAAAATGAATTAAAAGATAAAATTGACCTTATTAATGAAGATATTAAATTTCAAGAATTAACAGGGAAACTTAAAATTCAAAGAGCTCAATCTGATGCAAGCAAAAAAGTAAAAATTATTGAGCAATTCAGTGATTTTTTAGCAGAAACCAATAGTAACATGAGACTTTATACGGGAGTTATCATTGCTTTAGTTATTATTGCTGGAATTGCTGTTTATAAAAGTATTCCTGATTTATTAAGCTGTTTTGAGAGTTATGATGGTTTCATTAAGAGTCTTGGGACTAAAGCTTCTACTTGGCAGATTATTAATTTAGCATTTGGATTGTTAATTGTGAAGCTTCCTTGGGCTTTGGTTTTAAGTGCTATATTTACTGGATTGTATCGTTTATTGAAAGGATTATTATTTACTTATGAAAAGATTAATCAGGACAAAAGAAATATGTCAGCTATTTACGCGGTTTCCGGTAATATTTCTCAATCTTTAAATGAATATGGTTTAGCAGTATCAAATAATTTTGAATGGGAAGATTCTCCTGATGAAGAATCAGACGATGTTTTAATTAAAATATCAAAGGAAAATTTAGATAAAAAGAGAGAGAGTTTGAAGTGGAATCAAATCATGAATTATTTCGAGCGAATGCAGCAGTATAAAGAAGATCCTGTAAAGGATGAAGATGATAATACTAAATTTGAATCTTTGGTAAAATTAACTAGTAAAGCAATAGACAAGTTTCCTACAATTAAATAAATAAATAAAACCCGCTACTCTAGCGGGTTTTTTATTTGTCCTTTTCTTACACTTGCCGTTTGCTGAAATTGCGTTAAAATTCAATACTTATGAGTTCTAACGCTGTTATTGTACGCAAAAAAGTAACTACTCTAGATAAGATACGAAAGTATTATTTAAAAGGCTGCGACTCTGTTACGCTTAGTGATAAACAGGATGAAATACGAATTCGGGTTTACAAAGCGTGGAATTTATTAATCAATTATCATTCAAAAGAACAGGCTATGGCTGTGATATTGAATGAATATAATTGTTCCAGGGCTCAGGCGTATCGTTATGTGAGTGATGCGATGTCGGTTTTTGGGAATCCAATCGCAAACCAAAAAGAGGCTGAAAAATACCTTATTGGCGAAGATTTAATTAAATCACAACAACGATCTATCAAAAACAAAGATGAAGCTGCTTACTTAAAAGCAATGGCTTTGCGTATCAAATTGGGTAATTACGATAAAGACACTACTCAGACTTTTGATCCTGAAAAATTGAAAGCACAAACGTATGTTCTAAAAGTGCATCCTTCTGTCTTGAAAACAATAGAGACTCATCAGGAAGGAGGCTCTATTGACTTTAATAATCTTGATACTGAAGACATAGATTTTCAAGATGTAACTGACGATGATAATGAAGAAGAGTAATGAAATAGAGCTAAATCTGGCTCAAATTAGTACCATTCATAAGTCCAGTCAAAAAGTTTGGAATCCAAAAGAACAGCTGTTTGTTTGGATTAAAACGATTGTTTTAGAGTGGGCTCGTGGTGCTGGAAAATCTACTATATTAGGCTGGTTTGTTAAAGAAGCGGTTAAACAAATGCCCCGTGCTACTGGTGTTCTTGTGGGTGAAACGTATCAACAAATGTTATCCAGGACCCTGCCTTCTACAAAAGCTGGTCTGGATATGTTTGGCATTTATGAAGGTATTGATTATGTGGTTGGTAAATCGGGGAAAAGCTTAGGCTTTGAAATGCCGTTTCAGTCGCCTGATAAATGGGATAATACAATCCATTTTTCTAATGGTTTTGTGTGGATTATGGTAAGTAATGACCAGGCTAATGCTGGGCGTGGAATTAACTGTTCTATTGTCATTGGTGATGAGGCTGCTTTATTAGACCAGGAGCGTTTATTTAATAATGTTCAGACAACCAATCGTTCTACCTGTGGAGGCTTGTATGAGGATAAGCCTTTGTGTAACGCTGAGATTTATGCTTCATCGGTCGCAATGACACAGAAAGGCCAATGGTTTACAGATCTGGAAGCGTTGGCCAAGAAAGAGCCATGGAAAGTATTGTTTGTGAAAGCTCCTGCAGCTGTAAATAAACATAATCTATCTAAGGATTGGTTTGAACGTATGCGCGATAATGCTCCATCTGTAATGCATTATGATGCTGAGATACGTAATATCAGGCCTAAGAAAGTGACCAATGGATTCTACCCACAATTAGATCCAAAGAAACATTACTATCGTTATGCTTATGATCTGGATTATCTTAACGCAATTGGTGTTAAGGCAAAAAAGAAGGACTTCAATTGTAAGCAGGATACGGACTATATGAAGTCTAAGCCTCTCATTGTATCTATTGACTGGGGTAATATCATGACGATGACGGTGTCTCAAGATCAGGGTGAGCGGTACCGGAACCTTAAGACTTTTCATGTGATATCGCCAAAGATTATCGATGACCTGATTGATGAGGAGTTTGCTCCTTACTATGAGGATAAAAAGAAATCAAACAACGTGATTGAATTCTATTATGACCGTAACGGTAACAATAAGCAGGCTAACTCCCGTGTTACCTTTGCCGAACAGGCTATCAATTGCTTTAAGCGTAATGGTTGGAAAGTCATCGTGAAAGTCCGCAAAGGCTCAGAGAACCCACCGCACAATGACAAGTTTATTGTTATAAATTATTTACTTAAACATGGTGGCGCCATGGGGTTGCCTTTAATAGAAATCAATGAGGATAATTGTCCTGACTTGGTTATTTCTCTGGAGAATGCTCCCGCATTACCCGGTAACAAACCCAACACAATCATCAAGGATAAGCGTAGTGAAAAGTCTAAGACTACACCGCAAGAACATGCGACACACTTTAGTGATACGTTTGACATACCCCTCTACTGGAGGTACAGTAAGCTGGTGACGAAGCTTATAAAACAAAAGGATGAACGTGTGTTCATGCCTCTATTCAAAGGACATTCAATGAATTCTTAATTGGGTTTCGTCGGTTTTAAACCAGCGAGCCCACCATATATCGCTATTTTTTTAAACCGCAAGTGTAGAAACAGATTAGGGGCAGGCCGCTTTAGCATCTTCTTCTTTTTTCGCCTGTGCTGCTGCAACTGGTTTTTTCAGTTTAGCAGCAGTAAGAAACTCGGCATTCTC